AAAGAGCCAGTATCTAAGATTGTTCATGTATCAAAACTAAATAACATAAATACAAATGTGTATAACTTTTAAATAAGTTATACGCCAATCCTGTGCTTTTGCACACAAACAGAACGGAAAGATTATGAAACTAATTAATTCTTTAGAGACTATGGAATCAATAGTCAACAAGAACAGACAACTATCTTGGGATGGATGGACAGTCGTTGAAACATTTCCATCAGAGAAGGCATACTTTTCAAAGTTTGGCATTTATAAAAACAACAAATGGCAAATGAAAAAAGAGTTTGTTCCTTCTAAACTAGGTTGGGAAATTCCTGATAAGTATGTGATCTAAATGAATAGGTTTAAATGGAAAGACGACGCTGTTTGTTTAAATTATGACACAAATCTATTTTTTGAAAAATATGAAGATGATGAACTTCTAAGGCCAGCAATAGACTCTTTATGTTCTTCCTGTCCAGTAAGAAAAGAATGTTTTTCTGTTGGAATTTCAGGTAAAGAATGGGGCGTATGGGGCGGGGTATACTTAGAAAATGGAGAGATATCAAAAGAGTTCTCTAGCCACAAGAATAAAAATGACTGGGGAATGACATGGCAATCATTAACAATGGAGTAATATGTATACAGATGCAATGAAACGAGCATTTAGATCACTTGATGCTCCTAAAAATTTTTCTTTAGATATTATAGACAATGATAACTTTATAACAGTAAAAGCAAAAGAAAAAGATTTTATGTCTTTAGAAACTGTAGAACTAAAAAGGCAGGCAATTGAGTATATGATCCGTGTCAAGAAAGCACTAGAAGACAATGGAGCAATAGTTCTTCTCGTTAGAGAGGGTGGGAAAGAACTATGATCCAGCCAATATTATTAGTTATTTTATCAATCACATCTACAACTTTGGGGTTTCTTTTTTACATTCAGAGAAAAAGAAATATTAAAATTCTTGCTCAAACTTTAGAGTTCTTTATGCTACAAGGGCAAATAGAACAGGCATCAAAAACAGAAAAAGAGCAGTCCAATGAAGATTTTTTAAAATTTATTTCAGATTCTCGTGATTGGGCATATGAATACATAGACGAAGTTCAGGCAGCACTAAGTAAATTTATTACTGATATTGAGCCAGAGGTCTTATTTTTTGATCAGTATGGAGATCTCATGAGCGCTGAGCCAAACTACAATTCTATGAAAAAAATATCAGGGGCCTATAAGGAACTAAAGAAACTATTGCCAGATGACTATGGTAAAATAGATACATGATTACAAACCCTTCTGAAAAAGATGAAATTTATTTAGCAAATGTTGAAAAAATAGGAAATTCTACAGAAAACATACAGTATGTAGAAGATGTATTGTCTAAAGAAGATCATGCAGTTCTGCTTAATTACGTAAAAAATGCTGATTCTTGGAAAGAGCAGCCTTGGCTTGCTAGAATGATTGAATCAGAAAACTTACCAAAAGAAGTTTTTGAAATACTAAACAAAACATTTGAACTTGTTTATAAAAAATCTACAGATCTTTATGATGTAGCCATTAATCCTTTTCATAAATCAGCGCTACATCTAGTTAAATTTGTAGTAGGTTTTTATTTGGTTCCACATGTAGATACTTTATCATCAGAAGGAAATCATATTGCATCAGTATATTACATTAATGATGACTACACTGGTGGAGAAATTGATTTTCCAGACCACAACTTAAAAATTAAGCCTAAGGCTAATAGTCTTATTATTTTTCCTGGTAACGAGAACTACCTTCATGCAGTACATAAAATTGTTAACAATGATCGATATAGTTCTGCTATGTGGTTTCAATTTACTGGCTCTACTTTTAACAAAAAAGCAGAATGGTATAACTAAAATATGACAAACTATAACTTAGGAAATTCTGTAGATAATATACAAATTACAGAAAATGTTTTATCTAAAGAAGAACATATCCAACTTCTTAACTATGTAACCAGTGCTAACTCTTGGGAAACTCAGCCATGGGGGGTTAAGTTCATTGTGTCAAAAGAAATGCCAAAACCAATTGTTGATATGTTAGAAAAAATTTTTACAATTGCTTATAAAAAATCTACAGACTTTTATAATGTAGATCTTAATGTTTTTGAAAGAACTTCTGTTCCTTTAATTAAATTTGAAAAAGGATATAAAATGAATGAGCATGCAGATACTACAGGGGACATCGCAGCAATCTATTATATTAATGATGATTATGAGGGTGGAGAAATAAATTTTATGGATCATAATTTAAAAATTAAACCAAAGGCTAATAGTTTTATTACATTCCCAAGCAATTCAGATTACTGGCATGAAGTGCTTGAAAACAATGTAAAAGAAAGATACTCCTCTACGCTTTGGTTTCATTTTTCTGGATCGAATCCTATCAGACCAAAGTTAGGTTTAACTAGGTGATAAACCTATCATGAACTTTTATTTAATTAATCAAGATATAGAACTGATCTCAGAAATGGAGGATGCTGGTGTTGCTGGGAATCATACAGGAGAAACTGATTTTTTTACAAAAATAGCAAGATACATTAATCCTCGTCAAAAAATTAAATATATGGTTGCTATTAGACCGCATGTTTTATCACCAGAGTATTTAGTTAGAATACATAAGTCTATTAAAGAAATTTCTAAAGAAGACAGATTACAAATAAATCTAATTGCTGGTGATATAGGACATAATTCAAAAGAAAAAGAAATAGAATGGACTTTAGGACCAATAACAAATAAATCAACCACAAAAGAAAGATCTAATTATCTTATAGAGTATATAGATTTATTAAATAAACTGCCACAAAATAAAAAACCAGACTACTATATCTCTATAAGTAATGAGTTTCTTCTTGAAGCGTCATTAAAACATAATGCCAAGATGCTTATTCCATGGGGGCAAGAAATATACAATAAAATTGATTTACCATATGACAAAGTTATGATTTCTTTGGCTCCTGTTATTAGAAAAACACAAGAAGAGTTAGAAAATTTAACCGAATATAATCTAGAAGAAATAAAAAATGTTAGGTTTACCTATGAAACGCTGACTAATTTAGTAAATAAATTTAAAGATCAAGGAATTAAAGAAATAATTTTTGGTGCTAGGAATAATGAAGATGTTAAAAGAAGCATAGAGTTTGTTAAAGAGTACAACTACAGTAAAGGAAAAAATTAATGAAAGACATTGTCTTATCAATACTAACAGGTTTTGGATGTGGCGTAGTATTTGCTGCATTCAAATTGCCAGTACCAGCACCACCAGTTTTTGCGGGAGTCGCAGGAATTATTGGTTTATGGATTGGCTTTACAGTACTAACAAAAATAATATCCTAGGAGGAAAATTATGAATACAACACAACTAAAAGCAGCACTAGCATCTTACGGACGATCAGTCCTTGGAGCAGCGATTGCTCTTTACGCTTCAGGCGTAACAGATCCAAAGACACTTGCTTACTCATTGCTTGGAGCCATCGTGCCCGTAGCAATCAGAGCAGTTAACCCTAATGACAAAGCGTTTGGCAAGTTGCCAGATGCTACTGAGGTTGACATTGCAGTTAAAACTGCAAAGGTAGTCAAGAGACCTGCAGCAAAGAAGGCTCCTGCTAAAAAGGCAGCAGCAAAAAAGTAAACCATTAGATTGGCAGGTCTGTTTATTTGACAGGCCTGCTTTTCTATGCTATAATATTTATACCTGCCCGAATGGGGGGTAAATTAACTTATTCGCTTGAAAGGGGAATAACATGGTAAAAACAGCACTGGATCTTTTTAATGATCCATTTTTTAATACCTTCTCAAACCTACAGAAGGTAACAACAACAACAAACTATCCACCTTACAATCAGATTAAATTAAATGACAAAGAGTATATTCTTTCATTTGCTTTGGCTGGTTTTTCTAAGGATGATGTCTCAGTGTCGCTAGATAATCGCAAACTTACAATCAAGGGCGAGAAGCAGGATGCTGAGTTACCAGAGGGTGCAGAGTATCTACATAAGGGCATTGCTGCTCGTAAGTTCACTGATATCTTTACTCTTCCTGAGTTTGTCGAAGTTGTTGGGGCTGAATTCAAGGACGGTATTTTAGATATCAGACTTGAAAAACAGATCCCAGAAGATAAACTACCAAAAACTATTGAAATTCAGTAGTATAATAGTAAACATTCCGCTATGAGACTTTAGAAGGTTTTACAACGGATGTTCCCTTGACGGGAAAGTTAGCGG